TTTCTACCAATATACCATGCAGGAAACAGTTTGGAACAGATTACAGACTTAGAACTACGTGGAGGTAGAAAGACCATAAGTCTTTTTATCTTTCCTGATTCTAATTGTTGTAGTTTTTCACTTATTACTTCTATATGTTTACCCATCTTAAAGTCTGAAACAAGAGATGGAGCCATTTGTCGAACAAAAGTAATAAAGTCTGCTTTAGATTGCTGTTGAACTCTTATAGCTAACAAGCTATTTAGGTCAATATAAGGTTTGAGAGTCTCTATATTCTCTATAGTATTCAAAGTATATTATACCTTTGTATATAATTATATTATAAATAAGAATAAAAATAAAAAACAAAGTATATATGTTATATTATCTTTATATATTATATATAATTATACAGGACTCCCCACCTTTTGTCAAGTATTATTATGAAAAAGCCATAAATTTTTGTAAATATGTGGCAGCTATGTTATATATATATGCATGTGCGTGTGTATGTCTGCGTACACCTATGCATGTGTGCATTATGTGAGGAATTTTCCAGAAAAAACGATACCTTATTTATTAATTAACTGTATGAATGTAATGAATACATTAATTAATTAAATAAATTATGGAATTTGTAGAGTTTTGTTGGTGTTTTTGTTTGATATTTTATGGACTTGTGATGATGATGCTTGTATATATCGTCTTGCATGTTCCATAGAATATGGAATGACACGAGACTAACAAGAACTCCTCACTTTCGTAAGTGTTTGATTTTATTTAATTAATAATAATATATATGAATATATATGAATATATATTATATATTAATTATTCATCTTTTTAACAACTAATGGAGGTATAAATGGAATACATTTATAATGATTATGACGATACAATTTACAAAGTAAAAATGAATCAAGAGCAGTTCGATAGGAATGGATTATGTTACTACATGGAAGAAACTTCAGTTTCTGGTGAAGTAACTGTAACACCTATGATGAGTGATACAGATGTTGGCTTTGCCATAGAAGTGGAGATTGTGTAATGATTTACGATAGTAAAACAAAGCAAATGCAAATCATTCTTAGGAATGAATTACAACAAGCTAAACTTATGCGAAAGCATAAGAAAGATTTAGCAAATGTGAACAAAGGTAATGGTTATTTAATCCTAAGAGGATTATGTTTAATCATTATCTTTCTTTCAGCTTTCGTTGGAACATTAATGTTCATTACTGATTGGGAATGGCAACAAAATATTACCTATGCAATAGGTACTTTTGCGTGGTTCGTATGTGTTCCTACATTTGCTCTTGCATTTGGGTATTCATTCGTTATGCAAGGAATGGAATAATAATTAATTATAATATACATAAGGAACTTATGAATATATATTATAATTAATTAAATAACTTTTTAGGAGATAATTATGCTAGTTTTTAGTAAAAAAGGTGTTGTTACCAACACTTCAATTCTTTCTGGTAAAACCAGAACAATGAAGACTTCAGCTACTGCTGAACAAATTGAGAAATGGTTAGGTGGTATGCTTATACAAGATGCTATGCCTAACATATCTGTTAATGAACGAGAGTTCATTATGACAGGTATCACTCCAGAGGAGTGGGATTCAGTATGTGATGAAGAAAAGCATACATTAGTTACAACTAATAACAATATAACAAAGGAATAAACCATGAAAAATTTAGAGATTTTGCCTTTTATTAATATAAAAAACTTAGAAAAAGAAATAAAAGATAATTTATTTCAGTTGAATAAAGACGAATTAATAATAATTATTAAACAAATGCAGTCTATGATTAATAAAGAAGGAGAATAAACTATGTTTATAGATTTTCACAACTTAACCAAAATAAGTGAAGCAGTTAAAAACGCATATAGAAAAGGCTATGCCTTTCATGATGCACTTGATGACCTAATAGAATTAGGTTATGAAGAAAATGAAGCAAGAGAATACTTGCTTGACGCTACTACTGAATATAGTAATTAATAATTATTATATGAATGTTAGTGAATATAATAATAATTAATTAAATAGCCTTTAGTGGAAAGCAGAAGTGAGGACACTAGCAGACTTTCTGGTAAACCTAAACTTGTAAGAGCCTTTATTAAAAGGTATAGTTTAGGCTAAGGAACACGAGGTGTCATGTATGTCCTATGACGATAGGAATAAACATACTACTTGACCTGAGAGCCAAAGGGACTGCTTTCCACTAAGGGCTATTTATAATATAAATAAAGGAGGTCGTTATGACTAGAGATGTAACTTTTTCATCAGCTTTACCTGATGATATAGACGATAGGGTTGAGAAGATTCAATCTAGATTGGAAGAATTAGCACCAGAGTTCGAAGCTATGGAAGAAGAGTTGAACAACATAGGTTGGGACTTAGAGGACTACTACAAAGACTTGTGGGAAAGTGCTAACAATCGCTTGAGAACTGAATCACATAGATTGTCAGATGTACACTCTATGGCTAAATTCTTAAAGAATTTTAGAGTTGACCCACATTAATAACAATAGGAGTGATTATGCTTTTTGATTTATCAAAACTACCTATCAATATTCGTGATGATATTCTTACGAATGATAGATATAGAAAAATGTTCAATGAGTTTCCTAATACATTATTAGGAATCTCAAAGGACTATAAGACCTCTAAAGGTCTTAAGAAAGGTGTACTGACAGGTATACTATACCTATCACCTGCTGATAGTTCTGGTGTAAACCTATGTCCTATGGCAGAAATAGCTAAGTGCAAAGCACCTTGTTTATTTACAGCAGGTCGTGGTGCTATGAACATAGTTCAAATGGGTAGACTTAGAAAAACTCTGATGTACTTACAGTACCCAGATAAATTTAAAAGTATGCTCATAGCAGACATAGAAACTTTACAACGTAAAGCTAAACGTGACAACTTAGAACCTATGGTTCGATTGAATGGTACAAGTGATATACGTTGGGAAATAGTATTTCCTGAGATATTTTCCATATTTTATGGAATACAATTCTATGATTACACGAAAATACCTAATAGAAAATTAGGTAAAATACAGAATTACGATTTAACTTACAGTTATTCTGGTGTTACAAAGTATCAATCCTTTGTGGACAAAGCTATCAAAGATAGAATGAGAATGGCAGTAGTATTTGAGAAATACTTACCTAAGACTTTCAAAGGATTGAAAGTTGTGAATGGTGATGATACAGACATACGACCATATGATTCGCAAGGTGTTGTAGTGGGATTACTTGCCAAAGGCAAAGCTAGACAAGATACTTCTGGCTTTGTAGTAAGGCAAAGTAATTAATAAAAAATACTATGAGTATTCTTACGAATAGTATTTTATAATTAATTAATATAGGAGGTTCGAATGAACGAACAAATTAATGCAGTCCAGTATCTCGTTGAGATAATTACAAATGAAACTTCTCACTTTGTGAGAGTTAGAAAAGCTAAATTCTTTGAAGCATTAGAAAATGCTAAAGGGGATTTATCTACTAGAGAATTCATCAAAGATGGAGTGAAGAGTATTATACTTCAACCTGCGTCTTAGGTGTGTACTGATTCGTAGCTTTGCAGTATAACTAAAGCTACATAATTTAAATTATGTATGGAGAATACTATGAACAAAATTGTTTTAGTTAATAAAAATAAAAAACTTTTCTTTCAAAGAAAGACTTCAAGGTATGCACCTGTTGGAACTTTCAGTTCTAATCAAGGCTATCTTGCTGTAAAGCATGGAAAGAATGGTAAGTTTACTAGTCAAGGTAACTTCAGAGACTAATAACATTTCTTGTAGCCCTAGTAATAGGGCTATGACAAGTGTTATACTTGATATAGATTGTGATATGCTATGCTCACACATAGCGAACCCCTTTATGGTAATGTCGCAAGTAATACAGTTTTACTCAATTTTACTTGTCGAGAATACATTATTGGTATCTGTCACTCAGCATAGCTGTCACAATCTAATATAAAATATGCGTGAGTAGGGAAGTAGTCAAACCCAACTGACTGTAAATCAGTCGCCATATGGCTTCGTAGGTGCAAGTCCTACCTCACGCACCAGAAATATATTTAAAAAAATAATAAGAAAGGTATTGATTATTATTTTATTTTAATATATAATTTATTTTGAAAGGAGATATTATGTCACATAGTGGTAACGAACAAAAAAAAGAAGATGCTTTCGAAGAAGTGAAGCAACAATACATAGATGCAGGTCACACAGAAGAACAGGCAGAAGCACTTGCAGAGAAGTTCGCAGAAGATAATCCAGACTTCTGGCATGGCGAAGAGCCATTAAGTTATGATGGCTACGAGTTAGAGGACTTATCAGATATGGACAGAGAGGAGCCTTGCATATGAAAATAGATTTAAAAGAATTTAAATCTGCTAAAGAACAAGCACTAAAAGAACTGCTAGTAGATTATTCTAACAAGTATGAGCATGTGGTCTCAGTAGCTAGGGAGCATGAACTGTTACCTACAGAAGAGCATATGCAATCTAAAATACAGTTAGTATGTGATGAACTAGGTTGGACTTTAGAAGAAGCACGAGACTACGTAGATTTTATTACAGGCAGATACTAATTAATAATAATATATAGTAGTGATAACGAATATATATTATAATTAATTAAATATTAAATGGAGAAACTATGAAAAACTTATTTGGAAAATCA